TTAACCACAAATTTTAGCAAATGTTTTAGCACCTGCAATACCATCAGAAGTAAGGCCGTGTTTTGACTGGTACGATTTTACTGCTGACTTTGTTGAATTACCAAACACTCCATCAAAGCCACCGGTTGAATAGCCGTTACAAATCAACAAGCCCTGAAGCACCTTTGTAATATTGCCAGCCATACCCAGCGAAAGGGTTGCATGACTTGCCACAGCTGATTTAGTATTAACTCCAAAAATGCCATCTACTGCAAGTCTTAAGCCAAACTGCTTATTAAGCTCACTCTGAAGCTTTTTGATTAAACACTTCTTAGTGTTTGAACCATACACTCCGTCCTGGGTAGCACCTACCCACTTCTGAACAGTTTTTATCGCACTTTTTCCTGATGTTGCACTTGCATTTGTACCTGTGCTCGGCTTTGATGTTGTCGGCTTTGCAGTCTGTGCAGGCTTTGTTGTGCCAGATGAGCTTGCCGACTTGTATTTATAGCCGAAATATTTACACATACCCTTGCAGATTGCCTCAGCGATAGCGTTTGTGTTATTGCGAATCCAGTTCGAGCCTGTCACGGTGTCGTGAAATTCACACTCAACATACACGGTCAATGCCCTCGGCACATTGATTTCGTAGAGGTCGGTTTTGTAGCTGACTGAATCATCCTTGCCGGGTGAAATTGCTCCGAGGGCAGACTTTACCGCCTCGGCAGCCTTTCTGCCGTTTGAGTTCAGGCAGAAAACTCTTGTACCGCCTGTGTATTTGCCGTTAAAAGCGTTGGTGTGAATCGGCATATGAATGTCTGCACCGAACTTGTCCGATTCGGGACAGCGTGTCTGCATAAGCGTTCCCGACTTTGCGACCATAACCTCAAAACCGCAACGCTTGAGAGCTTTGGCTGTTGCGGCAGCGATTTTGTCGCACTGAGCCATTTCATTTGTACCGCCCGTTGCATAGGTGTTCCTATTCTGATTTGACGGACTGAGATAGATTCTTTTTGTTGACATAATATTATTCCTCGCTTTCGTCTGTTTTGTTATATTTATAAGCTGACAAGCCGAGCAGAGCGCCTAAGAAGGTGTCAACGGCTGTGATAGTGCCTACAATCTGTTCGCCGTATGGCAAGCCCCAAATGCCTGCTACGGCAAAGTAAAGTGTACCGATTGCAGGCAGTACGATAAGAGCAATGTATTTAAGTACATCATAGATTTTGTTTGTCATTTTCATTATTATCATCCTTTCAATTTAAATCTTCCGCCGAATGTGCCGACTGGTTGAGGTACTTATCAATCTTATTGATAGCCTCGGTAACTCTGCCGTTACAACCCTGCTGTTTCAGACCATCAAGACACGCACGGAGTGCATACATTGTCAAGGTCTGCTCGCCTTTGATTTTTTTGATTTCAGCGTTCTGCTTTTTGTTGTTTTCGATAAATTTAAAAACACCAAATACAACACCGCCAATTAAAGCTAACGCAGATATGATTTCGGCAAGCTGTACAATATCAATCTTCATTGTTTACACCTCGCTTTCGACAGGCTCGTCAACGGTTGGATTGTCGCCCCAAACCGCCATTACTGCGTTATAGTATTCATCAGACAGCACCGTTTTGAGCTGTTCTCTGCCCGTCTTGCTGTTCATGTAGGCATTGCGGATGTTACCGCCCACCTGCATTTCTTCACCGTTAAAGGTCAAAAACTGCTGTCTGAGTACCGACACGCTGTCCTTTGTGAGCATATCGAGTGTAATTTTTTCTTTAAGTTCCATTTTTAAATTCTCCTTTATTTATTTAATTTTGTACAAGCAAATCACATTAATTTGCTCGCCGTCTGCAAATGTGTAAGCCGTCTTATCCTGAGTCGAAAACTGTAGCCAAGTGTTATTTTTCGGAATGGCAAATTTAAAGAGCTTGCCAAGGTTTGAAATACCAACACAAAAAACATTGTCCTCGGAAATACATTTGTACGGCAAATCAATCAGCGGATACATGCTATTGCCGCCAAGAGATACTGCGTTCATTTTGACCGTTGCACTGACGATTACTATGTCACCAATCGTCTTATATGTACAGTTTGCACTTTTGATTTTATCGGTGACGGTTGAATACGGTGTGAGTGTTGATGTACCACTTTCAATATTTGACGAATCATATTTAGTCGCCAAGGCGGTTTTATCTGCTTTCACAAGCAGAGCGTTGTAAACTGCTCCGCTTGTGAGGTAACACGGGCTGTTATTTTTGGGTTCGCTGTCGAACGGCATTGAATTGAGCTTTCGGGCAATACTCTTGTCTGTTTTATCAAGCCTTGCCCCAAGTGAATTAGAATCACCTCTTGCCGTGGTTATTTCGGTTTCAAGTGCAATTGCTCCGTCTGTTGCCCGTTCAATTCCCTCATTCATATGGTTGAGGTTGTCGGCATTGAGGGGCGGAGCAGAGCCGTTCACAAAGACAATTTTATTGTATTTGTTCATTTTCTTTTACTTCCTTTCCTAATCGTTTTTCGCCCTTTGATGTGAGGGCAGTTACAAATCCGTCCATTTTCTTATTGAACACAAATGTTTCGATTGTCGGCAAATCTTCAAACGGAGTTTTAATTGTGTACTTATCGCCTGCCTCAAGCCACCAATACGAAAACAGCTTAATTTTTGTCGGGCGGTATTTATATACATCACCAAAAAAATTAACAGAATTATATTTTGTGCCGATATCACTTGCTGTTGTTCTGCACCTCATCAAAATGTTATCGGAAACATACCACGAAAAATCGTTACTGTTGCCATACAAAAACGCTTTTTTATCAGCAAATTTAGCACTGTACATACGGATAGGCTCAAGTTCGTAATCTTCAAAGGATAAATCTTTGTACGAATCGATTGTTTCAACGGAAGATTGAGAATACAGCCTTTTAAAACGCATTTTTCCGTCGGCATCTATAACGGCAAAGCTCAAAGTTAATTCTGCATAAGCTTGGATTAAATCTGACAAGGTAATGTCCTTTATAACCTTTTCCACGCAGGTATCATCAAATTTCAGCGGTACACTAAAGATAGATAAGCTCGGCGGTGAAACCCCTGTAATTGCATAATCTTTGGCAAATTCTGCGATTATTGAATAAAAGCTCTTAAAATTATCGTCTTTTTGATAGTGCGCATAACCATAAGCAAAACTGCCGTCCTCGTTCTCTTTGCCTGCAAACCACAAAGACATATCCACCTTTGACATATCATAAAAAGCGTCATAGGCTGTGATTTTGACGATGTTACGTTGTTTTTTATCTCTTTGAGCCGACTGAATTTTACCGTAGAAAACAGGACATTCAACCGTTCCTGTTTCGGCAGGACAAATAAGAGTATTTGACGGGTACAAATCATCTGACGGATACAACTCTGATTCAAGATATGTTGCCATTATGATGACCTGTACCGTCTTTCCTATTAAAGCCGAGCAATCATAATCAATGAGTTTCACGCTCATTTCAGAGGCTATGCAACCGCCGAATTTCAATTCTTTTTCAACGATTTCATTTTCAAGCGAAAAGCTGTCAAGCACGATACTTTCACCTGTTATATCCTCAAAACTGCCGTCAGGAGAATGCAGGGCAACGGTGTTGTAAAGTGTGTTTGTTTTCAGCTTATCAGCAATTTCTTTAGATACAAGCATTTTTAAGAATCACCCCTTAATACTCAATCAGCTCAACCGTAATCGGCTGATAGGTTATATCACTTTTTTCGGCATTCATTACGGTATATTCAATATCAGGAATATAAAAATAAGAGGTGTAATAGCTGTTCGTTTCATCGTTCCAATAAGTTACCCTGCACTTTCTCTGTAACTTATTCGCCATTGAGCGGTTGATAATCGACTGAAAATCAATCTTTTCGTCAAGATGAAGAATGTGAGTTGAAAACGAAATTTTTGTTTTGTAATTTGGCAGCGTTGCCCTTTGAAGCGTACCGTTCTGATCTCGTTCCGCAGAAGTTTCAAGTCGCTGATTCGGAGTTGACGAAAATGCGGTAATGTACTTATTCGGCATTATGTTGTTTCCGAATTTAAGCAAATAGCCGTTATAATTTGACATATCATCCCCCCCTTTGTGCAAATGCGGATTTACCGTTGTGTCTGCGTCTGTAAAGCTCATCCTGTCTTATCATTTCTTCAAAAAGCGTTGAACCCTCAAGCTCGGCAGTAAACGAATAAGTGTTGCCACCGTTATTGCGAAAGATAATGAACATTTCATAAATGCGTTTAAGCAGGTCAAGAATTTGTGTGAGAATCACTGTATCCTGACCGCCCGAATTGTCGAGCATACCCTGTAACTTGTTAAGAGGAGAAATAACCTCAGGGTTACCGCTGTTAGCACCTGCGTTATCGCCGACAACCGCAAGTGTCGGAGCTTTAACAATACCGCCTTTTGCAAATTTTCGTGCCGGTGATTCCGTGGGTTCTTCAAATCTCGGAATGAGAGGCGGATTTTCAGGCATTGAAAAACTCCAATCCTGTCCAAAAGCCGCTCCGATAATACCGGCTATTCCGCCGATTGAATTAACAACACCCGAAACGAAATTATAAATACCTGTCCACAACGCATTTATGCCGTCAATGATAGCGTTTATAATAAACTTAAACACGGCACAAATGCCGTCCCAAATACCTTTGAAGAAGTCGTAGATACCCTGCCATGCTTTTTTCCAATCGCCTGAGAAAACACCTGTAATGAAGTCAATTAGACCGCCGAATGTTTTCTGTATAGAGGTAACCAACCCACCGATAAATGTAAACACATTATCAAACACTCTTTTTACGGCATTGAAAACATTCTGAAATATAGGTCCCCAAAAGCTGACAAGCCAGTTTACAAACGGTGACAGGAAGTTATTCCACACGGTTGAAACACAGTCTGCAACCTTGCCGAAGAAGTTTATTGCACCTTCAAAAACAGGCTTCAGCCAGTTTTCCCAAGCTGACTTTACGATTGCTACGATAAAATCCCACGCAGGCTTAATCCATTGATTGTAAACATTCATCAGGGTTGTGCCGATGTTGGTAAACATATTGCAGATATTCTGAAAAATCTGCTGTCCGTTGCCGTTCCACCAATTACTGATAATTGTTCCGATATCTCCGAAAATCTGACCGATAAAGTCAAACACATCTGCAAACTGCAATTGTAAATTTTCAAGAAATTCTGTGATTGTTGCACCGTCATTTTCAGTCCATTCAACAAGGCTTTCGGTTGCGATTGAAAACGCACCCGAAACAACTTCGCCGACTGAACCCGCAAAGGTTGTAAGACCGCTTAAAAGATTGGAAATTGATTCTTCCATTTGAGGGCGAACATTGTCAATTGCATTGCCTGCAAGTGTACCGAAATTATCAAAAAAGGTTGAAAGGTTGTTATAGCCGTTTGTAAGATTGTTGCCTATGGTATCGATAAAGCCGATAATCTTTTCCCTGTCTTTTGAGATCCACTTAGCAACACCGCCTGAAATGGTCTGAAACGACTTTCCGCCGATTGTCGCAACCGCTCCGAATGCAGAGCCGATTGCCCCGAGTTTTGCAGAACCGACCTTTTGCATTGTGCCAAATGCCTTTTGAACTATGGGAACAGCATTATCAAAAATGGTTTTGCAGTTCTTGCCTATAGCTGACCAATCAACCTTGTTAATACCTTTCTGTACATTCTCGACAAAGCCTTTGAATCCGCTTTTTTCGTATAGATTTTTGAATGCCCCCGAAAGATTTTTGCTTGTGTCCTTGACAACATTCTTTGCAACAGCTCCGCCCGATGAACCGCCTGATGAGCTTTTTGATGAAGATGTATCTGACTTTGAAGAACTATCGGTACTTGAAAGCACATTCAGCTTATCAAAGCCCGCAACACTTCTCTTTGCTTTTTCGGAACTTTTCTGAACATTATCAAGTGACTTTGAACTGTCATCTGCCGTATTCGTAAGGCTTTTGGCAGAATCGGACGCAGATTTGATATTGCTTGCGGTGTTGTTGCCTGTATCCCAGCCGAAGACCTTTGAAAGCGATTCAACCGCACCTTTGGCATATTCCGTTAAAGTCGCAAGTGCGGAACTCAACCGCTTTACAACCTGAGTTGCCACCTGAAGAATAGGCTGACCGACTACGGCAAGGAGCTGTTTCCAACTTTCTCTGAGGTTGCCTGTTACATTCTCCCAACCGTCTGCTTCACGGCTTGCCTGTCCCATAGCACCCGAAAGCTGATTGGCGTCCTTGACCATTTGCAAAAGCGTGAGCTGTTTCTGCGATTCCGACAAATCCATAAATGACTTGCCATACAGCTTATTAGCCGCCGCATTTCGTGTGGTTTCAGTACAGGACAAACCGAGTGCGGCATCATTTTCAAAGTTGCCTTTGAGAAACGATTTCAGGCTTTCTGCGGTGTCTTCAAGCGAACGATCGTAATATGCGGCACTGTCGGCTGTTACCTGTAAAGCCTCCTGCATCATACCCAAAGCACTTGAACTGTCCATTCCAGTAGTTTTTGCAAAGGCATAAATGCTTGTGCCGACGCCCTGCAATCGGGTTTCAAGAATACCGCTCTGATTGGCAACACTCTGAATGGCTGATTCTGCCTGCGACTGCATTGTGCCGAATGTCTGCTCAAACTGCGAATTTGCCGCATTGACTTCCGCAGCCGATTCAATGCACTGCTGACCGAACTCCTTGATTTTAGCAACGGAAAAGGCGGCAACCACAGCCGTACCGATTTTCTTAAACGAAGATGAAACCGAATTGCTTAACTGCTCACCGCTGCCTTTGATATTTGAAAACTCTTTCTCGGTTTTCTGAGAAACGCCCTCCGAAACCTTTGAAAAGGACTGTTTCATATCCGTGCTTACATTTTCAAAATCTTTTGAAAGACTTGAAAATGCCGAATCAAACTTTTTTGTAATTGAATCGGAAATCTTATGCAATGTTTTGGAAATATCATCACCCGTAAGCCTGACATCAAGCTCAATTTCACCCGCCTTTGTCGCCACATTCACCACTTCCTTTCATTTTAGATTCTTTAAAAACAGGCATAAAAACAGCGCACACCGTTATGATGTACGCTTAAAAATTTTGCAAAAGAACAGCCACCCCATTTGGAGTGGCTTTTTGTTTTAGTTGTTGAGTTCGTAGTATTTGATGTCGATTTTCGGAAGTGACACATTGTTGCCCATTACGGTTTCATATGTATAGTCGCCGTCACAAGTTCCCCAGAATGTGATTACATCATCTTCAAGGAGTTTGTCCGCACCGTCAGGAATTTCTACAGTTGCGTAGATTGTATCAGTCCACAATGGTTCATCAAGATACTCATTTTCTTCTTTGGTTATATTGATTCTCAGGTCAACCGAATCGCCCCAGCCTTCCTGAACCTGAATAATCTGACCTTCAAACTTGTAGTCATTACCTTTGTACTTGTCAGGGTTTCTTGAAAGAGTTTTAAAGTCGACTGTTTTGCAACCGTCTTTAAATTCTTTTTCAACCTTCTTCGGGTCTTTAGTAGGCTTTTCTGTTGCAACTTCTTTTGTGGTCGGTGCTTCTGTCGCTTTTTCAGTTGCTTTTTCTGAACTCTGATTTGCAACAGTAGTTTCCTGCTTTGATTTGTTTGAACCGCTGTTACCGTTAATTGCACCGTTTACACCGCCAACAATCATAATAGCAACAACGATAATAACCCAAAAATACCAACGCTTGTAAATTTTCTTCTTCGCATTTACAGGATTTACGGTTGCCGAGGTTGAATCGTTTCCGCCAAAGCCTGCACCGCACTTGTCGCAAAATTTTGCATCGTCCTTTAATTCGTTTCCGCAATGTGGACATTTCATAAACATACACTCTCCTTAATAAATTTGTTAGTGTATGTTACATTTTATCACTATATATTAACATTGTCAAGAATTTTGTAGATACAGCGAAATTTATGTACAAATTTACAGATTAGCAAAAAAGTTTTGAAATTCTGCAAGAACGGTGTTCATATCTTCGTCTGAATAGTGCTTTACATTCCTTGACCGCCATTTGTTGCGGATTTTATGCTGTGACGAAGTAAAGTTTTTCAAGACTTCTTTGTCGGTTTCAAGGCGAATTTGAACCGTTCTTGCAAGCGGTGTTTCGGGTCCTAAGCCTTGCAGAAGTGAGCAGAACTCATTCCAACTCATTTTAGCAAAATCCTTTGAATAAATGCTGACCCCGTACTCCGAGCGAAAGCTTGACACGATTAAATCAAAGTCATCAATCAGGTCGTAGCCGGGGTCTGAGCTTCCCCCTCGTCAGTCAAATCGCCTGTTGCAATTTTGGCAGATTCGCTGATAAGGGCGTTGAAATCGTGCATATTCAGCTTTAACTTTTCAATCTTTTCTCTCTCGGATTCATCAAAAAGAAGATGATACATTTCGATAACATCTTTACTTTTACCGTTGCCGTCCTCAAAAAGTGCCGCAACTTTGAGCATTGAAACTGCGTCATTGTTGATTGCAAGGTCAACATTTTTAACTCTGACACTCGGCTTTTCCTCAAAATTAAGCTTGTCTGTAATATCAATTAACTTTGACATAATCGTTCATTCCTTTCGTTTTTTGAGCGGCTGCTGTATATACGGGTTTACCGTTTGACATAACTTCAAATTCAAGCGGAGCAACACCCGTGCTTGCGCCTGCACCGTTTGATGTAACGGATACAACTGCATTTTTAAAGAGGACGGTTGCACCGTTGGGGAAGGTCCACATAAACGAAACTTCTGTCTTTCTGCCGTTTTCAAATGCAAGGGCGGCAATCTGGTCATTGCCTGCGTCACCGATTGTACGCTTGCCCTTTACCGAAATTGTGATTGACTTTGCTGTCATAAGCCTTGACTTCCAGCCCTCGTTTTCAAAGGCTGTCCATTCCTCGACACCGTTGTCAAATGCAACAGAAAATTCTTCGCAGTTAGCAATATTTGTCGTGGCGGATTCTGTTCCTGCCTTGCCAACCGCAAACTGATTTTCATAGCACGGGAATACTCCCGATTCAACTTTTGCCATAAAATTACTTCCTTTCGTAATAAAATTTAACTTCAATGACCTGCTCATACACACCCTTGTCGTCTGTTCCCACATCAACGGGTTCTTCCGTGAGCAGTTCGATTATATAGATTTTGTGTTCCTTAATTTCAACATTTTTAATGCCGTAAAGCGTTTCGTAAAGTCTGCGTGCAAACTCCTCGGTTTCTCTTGCGTTGTCGGTGTAATGGATAAGCAAAGACACGCTTATTGTATCGTAGGTGCTTTCACCGCCGATTGCCCTTGTGGGTGTTCCCGACTGCTTTAATGAATACACACCGATGGACCTGTCCTGCTTGTTGTCAAGCTTGCCGATGTAATAATGCTCGGCTGAGGTAACGCTTTTGAGCCAATCTCTGATGTCCGATAAGTAAATCAAAGTCCTGTATTTCTCCTATATATTTTAGTGAATGTTTGACTGCAAAAATTCTGCCGTGTACCGCCCTCAAGCCACGGTGAGAACCATTTCCCGCCGGCGACAATGTTTTCCTTACGGCTGAAATTATACTCGGGATGAAAATACAACCGCCTTGCATACGGAGTGCTTGACACTATTTTAACCGTGCCGTTCCAACTCTGCGCACAATTTTCAAAGGTGTTTTCGTTCTGAAGATTACCCGTATCAAACGGCATTACCTGCGTGTTTTTCACCTGTTTAAGAAGTGCGTCACCTGTCTGTTCAAGAGCCTGTTGCTTTGCCTTGTCAAGTTGTTTTACAACAGACATATTGAGTTTGATTTTTGATGATACCGAAAATCCCATTAAATCACATCCAATTCCGTAAAATTAACTTTGCCGTAGGGGTTGCGGTGTTTTGTACCCTGTACGATGTTTCGTTTTACGCCGTCAAGGATTACAAAGCCACCGCTTAAAGTGGGGCTGTCGGGAGCAATGTCGCCGTCAAAAAGCAAGACAGCCGACACCTGAACAATTTTCTGCTCTTTGGTATAGACCGTCTTTGCCTTTGACTGCATATTACACAAGGCAGAGCCACCGTGCAGGGTTGCTGACGGGTACAAGCTGTCGGAGGGATACAGATTTTTGCATTCAAATGCGATAACAGGAGAGCCGTCCTCGGTTATTCCCTCACCGTAGATTGTGACCTCGACAGGAGTTTTGCAGAACTGCTTTTTTACAAGTGACGGAAATTTCACGGTTTTCACGCACCTTTCAGATTGCAGGATAACAAAGTCCTGTTGATTTTAGCAACGCATAGAGGTCGGCAGGAATTGCCACTCCGCTGATACACATTAAGTTCCAGCTTGCACCAAATTCCATTGATGTGCCGTTGATTGAATAGCTTTTCAGGTAGGAAGAAATCATATCGGCATTTTCTTCTTCAAAAGCAGTAAGTCTGCTATGCACTCTGCTGATGATTCTCTTCTGCATTTCCGAAAGTTTTTCAAAATCAATGCGGTTAAAAGTCAGAACATCAATGTGTTCGGCAGAGATAATACTGTTTTCATCTCCGCCCTGATGTTCAATGTAATCAGCATACATTACGCAACCGCCGTTGTGTCAACATCGGCATAAATGCTGTCAATTTTGCCGTCCTTGCCGTTCGGGAATACGAATGTGTCGGAAAGTGAACGGTTCTGATAGAGCCAGCCGTCACCCTCTGTGTGTGAGCCGGGAGCAAAGAAGTAAATGCTTGAAATCTTCGGAACAGTCTTGCAGGTTTCACCGCAGGCAACAAGAACATTGATTTTGTGAGCGCCTGTTGCAGGCTCAAAACCGCCGTCATCGGGGTTAAAGTTGAAATTATCGTAGAAACGCTCATCGTCAATAACCTCGATGATAGGGCAACCGTCAATCTCGGTCACTCTTGTTTCAATGCCGATACCGCCCTCTGCAATCTGTGTAAGCTCAATCTTGCGAGTGAACTCTGTTGACTGTTCAAGGCAGTCCATAATGTGAGATGTCACATAGGCAACAAGTGTGCCTCTTGCCTTGTATCTGCGGAGCTTGCCGGCAGAGAGAATTGTTTTGAGCTTTGAATAAGCGTTCTCCTTAGTCCACTCCGATGTCTTTGTTGAAGAATGGTAGCCGTCTGTTGCCTGAGCCTTTGCTGCAACCTTTGAGAAGAAAAGTGCGTCTGTTTCGGGAGCAACCTGTGTCTGTTCAAATGTCTTTGAAATATTCTCAACCTTTGCGGTTGCGTTAGTTTCATCAACATCTGCCTTGTCAACGAGAAACTCAATATCACGGTCGTGTTCGCAGGTGAACGGAACATCTGTCTGAATATATTTGCCCTTGTTCCAACCGCCGTTGCGATTGTGGTTCTTAAAGCCTGATGTACTCATCTGTGTGAAGTGGAAAGTTCTTGCGCCAACCCACTTTACATTTGAAGTGATGAACGGTGATGTAAGTGTGCCCTGAACGAGAATTTCGAGCAGATCAGGGCTGAACTGCTCGGCATAGTTATTTGTGTTTGCCATGATTTTTTCAATCCTTTCTTTGGTTAAATATTAAATCTGTTCCATTTTTTGGTAGGAACATTTGCCTTTGGTTTTGTACCGTCCGATGTACCGTTGCCGTCACCGCCGATTTTCTTAACTCCTGTGCCGTTCTCGGCAGGTTTGCCCTTGAGTGCGGGAATATCGTCAAGCACCTTTTTAACAGCCTCTGTCAGCTTTTCCGCATTGACCTTGCCGTCTGTCACAGCTTTTGAAAAGTCTGCAATTTTAAGCACATACGGAACGGTTGCAATGTCAACGCCCTGTTTTACGGCTTCGAGGGTTGCCGACTGGTTGACTTCTGCCATAAGCTTTGCGTTGTTTGCAGATTCAACTTCCGACTGCATTTTTGCAAAGTCGGGAGTGTTCTCGGCTTTCTGCTTTTTAAAAGCACCGATAGCCTCTTTCATCTCATCGGCTGACAATCCCTGCTCCTTAAAATAAGACTTCAAAACGGTGTCCTCTGTCACGCTCTGTTTGCCTGTAATAAGGCTTGCGAGCTTGTCATAATCAAAGGCAGGAGCATTTCCCTGCGGTGTTCCCTGCGGTGCAGGTGTCGGTTCATTGGGGGTTGGTGTTGGATTTGGTTCTGCCATTTTTTCATATCCTTTCAGTTTTTCGGGTGTCTCCCGTAATCAGTTTATAGAGTGTCTCTCTGTTTCAGTTTTGCACGGTGTCTCCCGTAGTTTAATGTCTTCGGACAATAAAAAAGCACCTTACATATTCGTAAAGTGCTTAATCTGCTTTTTCTGTTTTAACTGCTTTGGTTCTCGGCTTTTTGGGAGCGTCAGACTTGACCTCTTCTGCAAAACCGCCGTCAATGAGTTCCTTTGCTCTCTGCTCGGAGCATTCAAAAACTTCATTCACAGATCGGGTTACATAACCGTTCTGCCTGTCATTAAATGCTGTTGTTACTCTGATTTTCATTCTGTCACCACCTTTCTAAACCGGTCGAAATCGACGGGTTTAAATGCAAAAAGCACCCTATAATCAACATTGCTGTCGATTATAAAATGCTCAATTCGTAATTTTATGCTGTTTTTGTGAATTGCATATAACAAAACCGCCCTTTTTACGGAGCGGTTAGATTATGTTTCTTTGTTTTTCAAGTTCTTTAATTATTTCGTCAAGACGTTTTGAAGCTTCTTCGTTAGAACCATCTAAAACAGATTTGTTTATTTCTTCCATTCAAATAAACCTCCTTCTTGATGTTTACTTAAAAATTTATCAATAACCTTTCTGTATTCACTATCAGAACCTGTTTTTATCCTCTTTTTTCCCATTCGTTGTAACTCTGTTAAAAGTGATAGCCTGTCGTATCCTTTCAACTTTGTTAATACTTCAATGTTGCCATCGTTTTTCACAATAGTAAATGTTTTTATACTATCATTCTTAATAAATTCGATAATATCATTTAAAGAATAACTGCTGTTTCTCGGGTGATTGTGCATAACAAATAAATCTTTGCCTTGAAGTGCTGATCCAAAATCTATTTTTTCATCAGTTCCTTTAATAGGCTCTGTAATCATTTTGGACACATCATTTTTTAACACGAAGGCAACTTCTTTATTTTCATTTTGTTCTTTTGAAAATTTCAAAAGCTCCTTGTGTTGTTTTTGAATTTCCAAACACTGCTCTTCTGTATAACCTTCAATATCAACTTTAGGAATACGACTGATAGCTTTATCGGTTATCGGAGTAATAGGCTTTTTACTTTTCTCTTTTATTATACCACTTTTACCCGATTTTGCAACAGATTCAGCGGTGATTTTATTAACACTCTCTGCTTTTTTCGCCTTTTCTTCAAGCATATCAGCCCTATCGTGCCACTCATCGGCTCGGGTTTGGGCAATGCGTTTATTGTCCTCATCAAGGCTGTATTCGGCACGGCGGTCAAAGCGTTCTGCCTGTCGCTGTGCATACTGCTGTTTTTCTTCAATTCCTCGCTGACGGTCAAGCTCTTTGATTTCATCTTCAGACAACGGTGCGTCCAAATCATCAAGTTCGGGATAATATGTACTTGTGCTGTCCTTACATCTCGGATGAAACAAACCGTTCTTGATTGCGGTTGAGAGAAGCGGATAGTTTCCGTCTGACTTTTTGCCGTTTGAATAAACATCGTCAATAAACACCTTGCCGATATATTTTGCACAATCGGGGCAACCGCCCTGTCTTGAGTTCACAACAACGAGGGATACTCCCCATTCGGCTCGCTTTTCGCCCTCACCACGCAGATAGGCTCTTTTGTTGGCTGTTTTAACCGCCATATCCGCATAATCAGAGAGCGTGTGCCTTGCACCGTTCTTGTATTCCACACAATTAAGACCTGCGTTGAGCATATCTTTGCAAGCTATATCAACGGCTTTTTCGTATGTAACCGCACCCGTGTTCATTGCAACCTGTGCGTTAAAAATCGCCTTGCGGTACTTGTCGTTGCTCATACGCAAAACCGCCGTTTCTGCCTTCTTTAAATCGTCTGTGGTCGATTTTATGAGTGCGTCAAGTTTACGGTCATTCACCTTAAAGAACTCGGCTGTGCTGTGTGCTGACGGCTTTTTCGGGGCTTTGAAACCGTCCTTGACAGCTTCAAGAATTTCTGCCTCCTGACTTGCATTTCCGTCAGTTTTGGCGGTGCGAATCATCTCTTCAACCTTGCCGTTAATGGTTTTGAAACGCTTGCCGAATTTCTTTGCGTTGTGCTTACGGTACTCTTCAAGACTTTTGAGCTGTTCAGCCTGCCATTGTGTCCAACAAAAATTATTTTTATCTTCTTCAACTCTATGATTTTTAAAATTTCTTATCATTGATGATATTAGTTCATTTTCAATTTTTTCGAATGCTTTTGAAATATCATAGTCCATTAATAATATCCGTTTCACCTATCGAATAACAAGAAAGAAGAGGCTGTCACAAATTAACTGCCTCTTCTTTCTTGTTTAATTATATTTCCAAATAAAGCCATATGCGGTTTTTGTTTTTCCTCTACAACATTTTACGATATGACTTTTATCTATTCCCAATGTTTCGCCCGCAACAGTTACACTATCCCACACCCTTAATAGATTTCCGAATTTATCATATTGTTTAACACTCTTATTTTGTTTCTCTAATTTTGTTCCGTAATGGTTATTGTATAAACTGGTACACCACTCAAGATTATTCACATTATTATTTTCTTTATTTTCGTCCTTATGATTTACTTGTGGATAGTTATTAGGGTTAGGAATAAATGCTTTTGCAACCAATCTATGTGCTTTGTATGATGTATACTTACCAGTTAATGGATTTTTGATACTGGTAACTAAGTAACCATCTTTATCTTTTTGCCATTTAAGAATTTTATTGCTTTCCCATTCAGTAAATTGATTTCTATATTTTTTTGTTCTTTTCAAACGACCTAAATTACTGATTTGATAATCTCCATTTAGTTCTTCAATATCTTTCCAAATTTCGTTATCCATATCATTTAGCCGCCTTTCTTATTTCAGCTTTTGCGGATTTTATGCCTTGGGCATAGCCGAATACGAATGCATCACAAATCATATCAAATACATTTGAATTGGTACGATAAATCTCATTGACATTATCGCAGCCCATATCGTAGTATGGATTAACAGTGCCACGAACACTTTCGATTACCTTTTTTTACACTCTTTACACAAGCCATAATAAAAACTCCTATCAATTGTTTTGTTTGACAGAAGTAATCTTAAATGATATAATAGATTTCAGATAGAGATACTTCTGTCGGTTTTTTTAGAGTGTTGCAAACTTTGGTCGGTGGGCAACGCTCTATTTCTTTTTATCAATTTCAGCTTTAACTAAGGCAATACCTTTATGTACTACATCTGACTTAGTAATATTAAGACTTTTAGCACATTCTTCAAGGGTATTATATGTATCAGCTGATAATCTGATTTCAAACCTTTTATCACGCTTATCTTGCGTAGGTCTGCCTTTAGGACACATTCTTTACACCTGCCTTATTTTGTCCGTACATATATAATATATTATGTACGGACATTTGTCAAGGTTTAATTAGAAAAATTTTTAAAATCAAGTCCTGCCACATCGTCAAGCTCCGATTTTTCTTCTTCGCCTGCGATGCCCTGTTCTTCCTTAATTCTCTGCACCTCTTCGGCTTTCCAATCCTCCGACTTGCTGTCGCCGTAAAGCTCGTCAACCGAGGTTTCAACTGACATCAAACCGCCCTGTCTTGCTTTTGACACAGTTTCAACCTGACTTTCAAAGCTCGGATTTGCATATTCGCCGAAGTTTACGGACACTTCCAAGCCATCAACAATACCCTTGCCGTTAAGTTCACCGTCTGCATTGAGTACAACTGCAACAAGGCTTTGAAGTGCGTTCTGCGTAATTTTCACAAGGTTCTGCCTTGTGTAAAGGGTTGTCTTTTCCTTTTCACGCTGAGCATCTGCATTATCAAGCTTCTTCGTATCAATGCCGAGAGTTGACGGCGATATAATGCCCTGTAAGCAGAGGTCGAGGGCAGTAATGTATGAACTCAAATAACTTTCGTGCTGAATCTGCGGACTTTCGGTGTAAATCCTGTTGCCGTTGCCGTTTTCAGACATATCGTTGCCCACGGTGATAAATCGGTTGTCAAACGGATTTGGCGATATCGGCTGACAGGTTTCGGGATTTCTCGGAACAAGGCAATCAGGCACATACTGCTTTGTTCGGCAGGCTCTGAGTGCGTCCATCCACTGTGACCACACTTCATCAAGACTGTCGAAAGCGTCTGTTTTTATGCCGATAATGCCCGCACCTCTGCCCTTGTGGCACGATTTGCCGTAAAGGACAGGTACAGCCCACATATATGATTCGTCAAATGTAACGCCCTTTGAATCAATCCACGAAAGAGCGTCAACCGTGTGCAGGTCAATCTCTTTGCCGTTGTCATCGTACAAAGCATAGTGAATATAGCCGTAACCGTATGTTTCTTCAAAACGGTAACGGCGGTGTTTTTGCGTGTAATCGGTGTAAAACTTAACCTCTCGGATTCTGCCGCGCACATATGTAAAGTCGATGTTTTCGGCAGGATACCATTCAACAATCGGAACATCTGATACAGCCGTGTCAAAGCTGACCTTAAAAGCACCGTCACCGGCAACACATAGGTCACGGAGCATTTGCTTAACCGTGTCTGACAATTTGTTCTGCTTTTCAATATCTTCCCAACGCTCAGCATAAGCGGTTGAATTTTTACTTGTAACATCTGTGCCGTTGTAGTCGGCAATTACGATATTCACAAGCGTTTCGCAGATGAGTGCCGGCAAACCCGTGTGTATTTTACGGATTTCAAGCCCCTTTGTGCTTTTTGCCGCCCAAAACATAGTTTTGTTTGTATCAATCTGCCTGTACAGCTCCGCAAGCTGTCTGCTGTTGCCCCAATACCAAATGCGATTGATAAAGCACTCGGTCAGATGATTGCTTGTTTCGGTAACGGTAATTGTTTTGTCGCTTGCAGGAGTAATCTGCAAAAAGTTTTTAATTCCCGATCTGATAGATTCAGCCATTCTGTTAATCAGCCCCATTTATTTCACTTCCAATAATATTTTTAAACGGCAGCCACGCATATTGACCGCTGTTAATGCAATGGTCGTGACCGTCCTCGGGTGTGTTGTCTTTATCCTCTCGCCAGCTGTAAATTTCAAACTCTGCAATCGTGTTTTTACAATGTTCAAGCACAAAATAACAGTCGGTGGCAAGCCAGCCGAGTACAAGATTGATTCGGTCGATAATCTTCGTTTTCTTCCATGCATTTGCAAAGTCATAGACACAGCCGTGCTGTCGCTTATACTTTTGAAATTCGGTAATAGTCGCTTGGTCGGCGCTGTCAATAAAAGCCGTGCGTGCAAAGCCCCATTCATCACGGTTGCGGTCAAGAAAATCAATAAAATTCTTCACCGTGTCACTCGGGGCAATAGGTGTTTGCATTTCAGCGTTGTTATAAACTCTTTCATCAAGCTGAACACACTTGCCGTGATTGGTAATGCCGTAAAATGTCATTGCGATAGTGTCAGGCGACTTCTGCGAATAGGCGGTATCAAGACCTGCGGTGAACTGAACAAAGTGTTCCGACTTGCGGTTACAGTTCAAAAACTTTCCTGCCCACTCTTTTGATTTGATATGTCTTGCCCTCTCAAAATTCGGGAACACAAGACCTGTTGCTCTGCCTCGCAAACCTAAGATTTTATTTTTATAGAGCTTTGTACCTTTCGGTGCAGAGTTCTTTTTCTTTTCAATCTGTTCAGGTGTAAGACTTAAATTGTCGGCAAAAGAAAAGAACCAATACCGCCAATTCGGTACAGGTTCTTCGGTAAGCTCCGCCGTAATCTCGGGAGGAACATCGTTTTCATATTTTTTAAAAGGACGGGAGCGGTTGACAAACTCCTTATACACAGGCAGGCTCGGATCGTCGGGATTCAGCGTTGCAAGCATATAGTCATTACGGGTTGACATCTCTCGGATAAACTCGATATCGGCGGTGTTGATTTCGTCAATATAAACGCACCCAAACTGCGCACCGAGAACCATTTCCCACTTATCCCGACTGCTGTAACCGAGAATATAGATGATTTTATCCTCAAACTTGATATGCGGGAGCTTGTAGTCCTTGTCGCCGTTGCCACAGTAAACTGCGTTACGGTGCAGGTCGAGAATACCGTTGTCCTGTTGAATTATAGTTTCCTCAGCCTTGCCCGTAGTCTTGGCGGCAATTGCGTGGAGTTTTTTCGGCGACTGCGACACCATTCGCATAAACTTAACGCCTGCTCCGACGGTAGTTTTGCCGGACGCTGTAGTTCCTTCAAGAAATTCAGCCGACACATTTGTTGTGTTGATAAAGTCGATATACTTTTGCGATAGCGGGAATTTGTTACTCACTCAATCCCTCACCACCCAACTGTCTAAACACATCGGATAGCTTTTCGGACTGCTCAACCTTTGCGTCAACCTTAACGGTGTATTCGCCCGTCATCTTGTTGAGCGTGTCAATAGCCCTGATTCTGTCAGAGGTGTCCTGCCCGTCATTCCTTGCAATGTCGGACAAAGCAACCTGTCTGTCCTTTGCACTCATAATGCGCTCATCTTTGAGCTTATCGGAAAGCTCCTTGATGTATTTTGAAACTCCAACATTCTCCAACAATTCATACGCTCTTGCGTTTGCGTAATTTTCGGAATATCCTGCCTGTATAGCACTCTGAACGGTGTTACCGCTCTGCGCATAATATTCCGCAAACTTCCTCTGTCTTGCATTTAATTTGTCTTTCACGGTATCACCGCCCTTTCTAAAAATAAGCAAAAGAAAAGACAGCACATTTCTGTACTGTCTTTAAACACAGGTTTCCGGAGTTGCACCGGAATCTGTAAAAACTGTTTTCCTAACAACACAAAACCGCCCTCAAACGAGAGCGGTCTGTGCGATTTTTATCTTAGGAGAGTTTTACATATGTCCTGTTTGTCAAACTTTCATAATACCATTATACGCAGGGTAAGGGTGACATTCAATGACATTTCAAAATAATTTTACGAGAAATTGAACTTTTTTCGGAACGCCTGTAACGCTTCGCCGTGCAATCTCAGGGTATGCCTTACGCTCATTTCCATACTCTCGGCAATATCCTCCCACCTCTGACAATTTATGTAATACTCGGTCAAAATTGCAATGTAACGGTAATCGTCAAGTGCGTTGATTTTACTGCGGATTTCAGTTTTCAACCGCACAAGATTGTCAATTTCCCGATTGATTTCAGCCTGAAGGTCTGCAATCCTGTCCACAATCCGCATAGGGTCATTCACTCCTGATGTCTTAACAGGCTCGTTCTGCTTAACCGATACCTGTGCAATATTCAGCCTAAGTTTCGACAGCTCGTGTTCTTTCGTTCTGATCAGCTTATCCGAAACCCTGACCGAATATAAATAATCTTTAACCGTCAATCCACTTCACGCTCCTTATCCATTTTTGCACCGCAATAGGGACAATATGGATACAAATCAATGTCCTCGTAAAAAGTGAGAAAGTTGCCACACTCAGAACATAAATAATTTGCATAACCGACACCCTCGCTGTCATATTCCCAACTTCCGTGCTTAATCTCTTGCATATCACACACGGTTGCTTCGTTGGGTTTACTTCCGTCAACTTCGATAATATGCTTAACTGTTTCGGCATTTCGTTTTGAATTAAAGTATATCGTGTTTACACTACCGTCTGCGAACGGTATATCCAAAGCATAATCACCGGATACCTCACGGATTTTTAATTCTTTTTCAATCATCGCTCTTCACCGTCCTCAATAGGCTGATTCCAGCACTTTACACAGTTACCGTCTTTTCTGCAATCATCTGCACCCATAAGTCCTAGTCTATAAGGACAAAAAGTGGGTGTTCCGTCATCATTGAGCAAAATATTCGGATGATTTTTTAAAAGCTCACTCAAATAAGTTTTTTGTGGGTGTTCGTCGCTCCACTTCTGAACGATTTCGATTGCCTTTTCAGGATAGAGCATTTCAAAAGCTGTACATGATTGCCCTTTATTGTTATTTATGCTACATAAAGGGCAGTTAGAGCAGCCAAGTTTACATAGCACATTCTTTGCTCTTTTCGTCATTCTTCGTTTTTCAGCGAAATAATTTTCGGTTTTTGAACAATCAATCATTTTCTTCACCTCTCAACGATTTGGCAATTCTTTGTTGATTCTTGCAGATAAGGTCATTTATGTTACAAAATAAATAATATGTCAACCCTCTTATCTCTTCTATATCATCTGTGACCATAATGCGATTGAGTTCACCGTCAATCGTATCACGGGTGTTATTGATTTCCTGTCTGAGTTTCATTTTCTTCGTCTCCTTCAAAATTAACAACTTTTCCGTTGTCGGTATAATCTCGTTTGTCAAATTCAAGTTTCAACTTGTCGATGACAACCCTGTCAATATGCTCCCAAAACACTTCGTCAGTGTCGGAGTGTTCAATTATTTCGGTCATAGACTTTAGTGCCTTTGCACATCTGTCACGACCAAATCCGAAATCCTTATGCAAAGCATACAGCATTGTTTTAAATACTCTGCGTGTGATGTCCTTGTTTTCTTTTTCTCGGATCTGCTCGTATGCGTTTTTGGCAATCCGTTCAGCTTCCTGTTTGAGCTGTTTCGGGATTTTAGGCGGTATTCTCGCTTTCATCGTTTGATCTCCTTTCGTCAATCTTATCAAGTGCAGTTACAATCAACGAGCTTTTGGCTTTGGTGTCCATAAGCTCTGCCTGATAGTAAAACCGACCCGTTGTATTCCGTCTGATGATACAGCCTTTCAGAATGTATTCTGCTCCATTGTACAGCACGGTTCTTTCAAGGTTGCGTTTAACTTCCGAGATATTCACAGTTCTTCCACCTTGATGTAAATACCCGAAACCTCTGCCCAAAACTTTTCACATATCTCACTTGCAACAAGTGCGTCATCAGACCAAAAGCCGATAGCGGTCATACAGTCTTTTAGCATTTTTTGCAGATTGTCCGTGTCAGGTTTTGTTATACGATATTCGCCGTCCTGATGTTTACCACGAGGAAAGCACCACTTTGTTATCAACCTGACAGCCGACTCGTACGGTTCTGACGGTTTAAACTTTGCTAAATGTGACGTGAGCTTTTCTCTTGCCTGTTTCACCTCGGGCGGATTGTAAAAAACAGGTTTGCCGTTTTTTACCATAACCTTATGTTCCTGTGCAGTTACGGTCGGCGGTATCATCGCCATAAAAAATTCAGTCTTCGTTGCATTCGATTTCATAATAATCAGCTCCGTGCCATACTTTAAATTTTGGGTCGTAAACTATGTATCCATTAGCGGCTACCTTATCCAATACATAACTTATCAACGCAGGATTTTTGGAAATCCACTTCATTACTTCGTCGTTGATATAACAATAATCCTCTCCATCTTTTCTTCGTTTTAGTGGAGGCATTCTTTTAGCGACTTTTAATCTTTTATCTTTTGAAGTCGATTTGCATTTTGCCATTTTTTACCATTCCTTTCTTAACTTTAAAATTTTGCTTTTAGTCACAGGTCAGGGGAAGGAGTTGTTGTGCGTAAGCTTCGCACAACTACTTCACCCCTGTGACCTTAGGGAACGGACATCGTTTATATATACGGTAGTATATATAGTTTTTCTTTCCCTCGGAAAATCTCGAGAAAAAAGTCATTTTCCGTCATTTTCGGAAAGAGAATTTCTCGGGAAATTTTCCCTATTTTCCTTCACGGAAAGGGAAATTCTCGATAAAATTTTCTTTCCAAATTTGACAAAAAAGGAAAATTTATTCGACTTTTTCCTTTTCCCTCAATCCTGTTTTACCGCCGTCAATCCAAAATCCGCCGTGTTCTTTTAGTCGATTTCGGACTGTTTTTTCGGTAACTCCAAGATATGTAGCAATGTCATTTATATCTGCCTGACCGTTATTTTCTTCTGCAGTAAACGCTGTCATAATAGATTCTGAGCGTTCTTTTTTGCGTTCCGATTCACTCTTTTTCTTACCGAAATTCTTCTTGTAAGGCGGGTTAAAATCGCCCTCAAAATTACAGTCTTTCAACACACCTGTTGTATCTGATTTGTGTATCGGATAATCAAACCAAAGGTTAAGTGCATCAAATGCCGGAAACTCTCTCAGAGTACCCTCTATTCTCCACGCTGACATCCCTTTTACGGTTTTTTCGGCACGGGCAACATCTGACATCATCAGCTTAAAAGACTGTTCAGGAAGCGTTTTGCGTGCGATGTCAATCATATTATTTGACATTACCAAATCGTCCTGCGAACACACTTCACTGATTTTGTTGAAACGACCTATCCAGTCTTTGCAGATTTTACAGGTTCTTTCATCCTTTTGCTGCTTCATCAAATCTTCGCTGATTTCAAGCCTTGTAAGGTCAAGGAGTGCATCGGGGTCACGAGCGAAAACACCCGAGCCCGACACTCTGTCCATTGACTTTTTACCACCCTGAGCACCTTTTGAATGGTGGTGACAGTAGATTACCGCACAACCGATTTCGGTACACACCTTATCAAACTGGTTGCAGAAGTGTGCCATTTGATCCGCACTGTTCTCATCACCTGTAATAACCTTGTATATCGGGTCAATCACTACGGCTATAAAGTTGCCTTTCAATGCTCTGCGTATCAGCATTGGGGCAAGCTTATCCATTGGTACGGATTTACCTCTTAAATTCCATATATCAATCTTGTTTATGTTCTTAGGTTCAAGTCCCAATGCCTCATAAACATCTTTAAAACGGTGAAAGCAGGACGCACGGTCAAGCTCAAGATTCACATACAAGACATTGCCCTGCGCACACTTAAAGCCGAACCATTCTGTCCCCTCTGCAATTGCGATACACAATTCGATAAGACCAAATGACTTGCCTGCTTTAGAGGGACCGCCGAGGAGCATTTTATGCCCCTGTCGCAACACTCCCTCAATTAAAGGCGGAGCAAGTTCGGGAGGATTTTCAAAGAAATCTGCAAGGTTGTCAAGGTCGGGTAAGTCATCGTTAATGCTCTCCACCCAGTCTTTCCACTCGGCAAAGTCTGATTTACCGATGTTTGTGTCAATGATAAACTGCTTTTTGCCGTTGCGGATAACACCGGGCATACGGCTCAGCCTTGACGGATTGCGGTTCTGCTTGTCGATTTCAAAGCCGTTTTTATGGCATACATTGTAGAGATAATCAACCCTTTTGCGGTATTCGTCATAGTTTGCGGCATCAATCTTAACGATAGCGTGGACTGATTTTCCGCCCGAATAAACAAGCACCGCAACAGGCAGTTCAAGCTCTCTGATGATTGCATTTTGTTCTTCAAGAGCCATACAATCAGATTCCACCAGAGCGTAACGATAATCGGTTACATTCTCATTTTTTACACCCTTGCCGTCCAATGGGTTGAACCTTATCCACGCTCCTGCTTCAGGCTTGTAATCACCGAATACATTTGATATATCACCGTCACAATTGTTGAGGGCGGCAATAAGCTCACCTGCCGTACGGTCACAACTGCCTTGTGTTGGCGAATATTTAACCTTGCCGTTGTCATTTTTTTTATAAGTTTCAGTAACATAACCTACATTTTCCGAGCTATCAAAGAGAGTTTCAATGTAGGTCACAATCTCATTTACCGGGTTCCAGTTTGTAGGCTCGTGAAACTTTACACCCTCACAGGTATTTACACCAATATCGCCCTTATCACCCTGCTCAAAAGCAATTTCGTCATTCCAGCCGAGTTCTTTCGATTCACGAAAAGTCATCCCCCTGTCTTTAGCCATTTGGATTATCGTGCCTGCTGTGACAGGTGAGGCAGAGCCGTTAAAGCTCTGCCATTTCTTTTCACACTCACCGTTGTGATATCGGCTGTCTGCTCTGCTCCAATCGTCCCAGTCCTTTACGCTGTATCCCTCTTGTTTGAGTGCCATTCCGACATTTACCCAGTCTTGGTAGTCAAGCTCTGACGGACTGATGTATTCAAGTGCATTAAGTAAGTCCAACCGTATTCACCTCGCTTTGCGGTACATATGTTTTCGGGTTAATGTTTTTCGGAGTTCTCCAACCGTTTGCGGCAATCCTTGAAATCAAGGCTGACGCTTCGTCAAACTGCCATTTGCCCACGTGCTGAAAACCTCTGCTTTCGAGCATACGGATTTGTTTAGGTGTGGTTAAGCCCTCAATTCTTCGCTTTTCGAGCCTGTCAAGAATAAGTTTTGCTTTGCCGGCACTCTGAATTTCATCAGGGAATATTCCGAGCTTTTCAAGCTTTGCTTTCTGTTTGTCTGTAGGCGGAGAACATTCCCAGCCGAATGCAGGAACATATCCTGCAAGGTCCTGCGCCTGAATTGACATTTCGTACTGCAACGGATCTACAAGTTTGCGTTTGCGTGTTCGCATTTCCGCAAGCTGATTTGCAAGCGCCTCTTCACGCTGAGCCACAACATCTTCGCTTGCTTTTTCCTCTGCTTCTTCAATATCAATCGGACATCCTGCCTGTTCCGATAAGTTTTCGGTCATTTTTTGTGTGACTTCTTCATTGTCACAAATGAGATGTGCAGGTCTGCAAAGTTCGTGTCTTTCGGTGTGCCACAAAAAGTCGAGCAGCAAAAGCTCCGTCTTGTTTGGAGCAAGTCTTGTACCTCTGCCGACCATTTGGCAGTAAAGCCCACGCACCTTTGTAGGTCTTAAAACGACAACGCAGTCAACGCTTGGGCAGTCCCAACCCTCGGTTAAAAGCATTGAGTTGCACAGCACATTGTATTTATCGTTTTCAAAATCCTGCAACACTTCCGCTCTGTCTTCGCTGTTGCCGTTTACCTCTGCCGCTTTAAAGCCTTTTTCGTTCAAAATATCTCTAAATTTCTGCGATGTTTTTACAAGTGGTAAAAACACAACAGTTTTACGGTTCTTACAGTATTTTTTCATTTCCTCGGCAATCTGATAAAGGTACGGATCAAGTGCCGTATCAATGTCGCTTGCTTTAAAATCTCCTGCCTGTGTGGCAACTCCCGAAAGGTCAAGTGTAAGCGGTATTGTCACAGCTTTAATCGGTGACAGATATCCCTCTTTGATAGCCTTAGGGAGCGTGTACTCATACGCAAGCGAATCAAATACTGTTCCTAAATTTTTCATATCTCCTCGGTCGGGTGTTGCGGTAACACCCAACACTTTTGCATTGTCAAAATGCTCAAGCACACGCTGATAGCTGTCGCTGATTGAGTGATGTGCTTCATCAATAATGATTGTGTCGAAATAATCGCTGTCAAAGTTTGACAGCCTTTTCTCACGCATAAGCGTCTGTACAGAGCCTACAACAACCCTGTTCCACGAACCTATGCAACTTTGCTCGGCTTTTTCAACCGACGAATTAAGTCCTGTTGCTTTTTGGATTTTGTCCGCCGCTTGGTCGAGCAATTCTCCACGGTGGGCAAGTATCAGCACCCTGTCACCTCGACGGACACATTCTTCGGTGATTTTTGCAAAAACTATCGTCTTGCCACAGCCTGTAGGCAAGACAAGTAATGTTTTTAAATTGCCGCTTTCCCACTCGGAGAAAACGGCATTCTTCGCTTCATTCTGATACGGTCGTAACTGCATTAAAAGCTACCCGGTGTCCAGTTATTCGGCATCGCAGTATTTGGCGTTGCAGGCTGTGTGTTATACTGTGGCGGATATGTAGGCTGTACATACTGCTGAGGTGCAGGCTGTGCTACGGCAGGAGATACCGTTGTCACCTGCTCATCGTAGGCATAAAAATACTTGATGTCATTTGTTACGCCCTCTGTACCGTCATTCTTGACATATTTGCGTATGATAACCTGACATTTACCTTTCTTGCCGATAATGCCTGTCCAGTCCATACGGAGCGGTTCGCCGTGCTTTTTCATTGACACGGACAAAAAGAGCTGTGACAGCTTCCATTCAAGCGAGGAGTGCAGTACGAAATTAACTGTAATTTCTCGCTTGTCATCTGCTCCCCACACATCAAAAGTCACCTTTGCCATATTGCACGGCGGCAGTTTGCCTTTACCCTGTGAGCGAGCACGCTCAACCTTTGCTACTGTAAAATCATAATCACCCTCGGGGAGCGGTTCATAATTTCCGCCCTCTTCGGTTATTTCGTCGTTCCAACCAAATTCTCTATCCATTTATACATCTTCCTTTCTTATTAAAACGGTAAGTCACGGTTGCTCTGTATCACTTCAAACACCTTATTCCACGCTCCCACAAGGCAACCGTTAATAAATCGTGGGTCATAGTTTGTAATCGGTGTATCGTAAGGGTAGTGTCCCTGTGTAAACACCGCCTGTCTGATTTCGCTTTCGTCAACTCCGTTAGCCCTCATAAGGTCGGCAAGTGCTTTTGGTATGCCCTCAGGAATATTGACAGACTTGTCATTCTGTGGCATAGGTGAAGGTGGTACA